AGGTGCGTTACATACTCCGGGTTATTCTCCAGCAGTTTCTTGTTATCAAATACAGAGGCGGGGATATATACGCGGGATTGCGCCTTGTACTCTATCCCGTGGGCTGTCTTTACCTTATATACCTCCGTCTTAGTCTCTCCAGCCTTACAAGAGGTAACAAACCTATCTTTTACCCATCCATGCCCTATTCCTCCGGGATTCGCTGTCGCCCGTGTATATACGACTGTTCCCGCGCCATTTGCACGGTTTCTTGACTTTAAATATTCGTATTGTGTCGCCGTGAAGTGCGTAAGTTCATCAAAACCGATAAAGTCGTATGCAATACCCTGATACTTATACTTGTCCTCTTCGGAATTTAGGCTTCCAAAGTCAATTTTCGCCCCAGACGGGAAAGTCCAGCGGTGCTCCGTCTTGTTGTACTTGGCATCCGGGAAGGCTTGCGGGTAGTAAAGGAAGGCCTTATCTATAATTTCCTTCAGCTGGGGGAAGGTTCTTCTTAAAATCAAGGCTTTATAGTGCGGAATATGTACTTGCCTTAATGCTTCTATAACGAGATAATCCGTTTTTCCGCCCCCAGCCGCTCCGCCATAAAGCGCTTCATACTCCGCCCTTGCCATCATCAAGGCTTGCTTTGGTTGTGGCTTCCAAATCGCTTCCATAAATCCCCCTTTCTGCCTACAATTCAAGCAAAATCAAGGGATTTTTACCCTAGCAATAAAAAAAGAACAGCCGTTTAAGCTGTCCTTTTTTAAAGTCGTCTACTTCCTTTTTAAGTTTTAAGTATTTCCATTTTTCTTTTACTTTATTCTATTTTGATTTTTTTCCCATTCTTTACAGCATCCATCAAATAGAAATTTGCCAATGTTCGCCAATCTGTGCCTGTCTCTGTCGCTTGCTTTATAAAGTACTCTACCGCCTTATCGGGTACTATAAGGGAATCTTTTTCCCTGAAATACTGAGCATATGGGTTTCTAACCGCCTTTTTGAAATCCTCGCTTGTCAACTCTGGCATTTCCTCATCTTCTAAAACCTTTCCCATCTTTTACCTCCTTAAATATTCTTTAACCTCTCTATTCAATGCCTTTCTTGCAGAAATCAGCCGAATAACTCCCCCGGCTCTTTCACAATGCGATACGTATAAAACGCGATCGCTCTCGCTCTTTCCAATAAGTATAAAGCGTTCCTCTTCCTCCGAATGCTTCTCGTCAGGGATGATTATAGCTAAATCATCATAAAATGATGTACTTGCTTCTTCAAAACTAACGCCGTGCTTCTTGATGTTAATTTCATTTTTCTTCTCGTCCCACTCAAACCGCAAATCTTCCATACTCTCCCCCCTACACCTTAAATATCTCTTGCCCTGTGTAGGCATTAAGGGCTTTCTTTATAAAGGTATTCATAGGAACGCTATCCGCTTGCTCCTTCAATGCTTCATATTCTGAAAGCTGTATAGAAAAAGGAATCCGCTTCATATTTGTTTTTTGGTATTCCATTTCTCTTTTTATCTTTCTTTGCTTATCCAATGCCATTCTATCACCTCCAAGAATAGAATAGCACATTTGGCAAAATAGTGATATGTGCAAATTACATAAATAATTGGTGCATAATTCGTTTATTCTGCCTATTGTAATTGGTACATATTATTGTATAATTGGGACATAGCAAACAACAAGCCACACGGCACACCGCCCACAAGGGCAGAAAGAAGGTATAAGATGACTACTACTAATAGAAAGAAATTCGAAATTGGCAAGAGCTATGGAGCTTACTTCTATCCAGAACTTTCCGACACGGCATGCCTCTGCTACATCTTAACAGTAGTAAAGAGAACAGAAAAAACTTTATGGTTTACTATAACTCACTCAGACGGAACCACTTACAGCGACTACGAGGGAATTACAAAAAGAAAGATTCAAGACTATCATAACGATTTCGAACAAGTATCTATCCACCAAGGCTATACAGATTTCTACGCAACCGATGAATTAGACGACAACAGGAAAAGGGCATAAGCCCCTTTCCCTACGGCACACAAGAAAGGAAACATTATGAACAAGAACTTAAACGAACTCATCAACTTAGTAGAAGCAAAGGGATTCACCATTAAGGAACGCGGCTTCGTTAACTTCTGGGCAGAAAAAGGCAGTCTCATGATTGAAGTAGGAGTTTTCCAAGCTTATAAAAGCAAAGTAGACCGCTTAACACTTGACACTTACTACACAGACGAAGAAGGATGCCATGGCTACTACAATCCGACCTTCTACATTGAAGGAATGCTTCCAAAAGTAGACACTTCCAAGGACTACACACCAACACCGGAAGCCCTTGCAAAGCTTATTGATGAAATGGAGTATATGCAAGCAAATAACATTAAATGCTATAAGAAAGGGGCTTAATGCCCCTTCCATGCATAAAGGAAGGGTTTTCCCCTTCCTTTTTTCTTACCCCCCTTTGCTGGCTTCCTCGTCTTTCTTTCTTGCCTCTTCAATAGCTTTTCTCTCCAGCTCCTCCAGTCCTTCGTTTCTAACTACCACTTCCACCACTCCGGCGGGAAGTCCGCTTCTTTCGTTGTCTTCCTTATTCTGTCGGTTCATCTGCCAATCTTTAAAGCATCTATTCGTAAGATAGAAGATCATAGCTTTAACATCCGGCTTTAGATACAGAACATCCGTATAGTAAAGCATTTCTTCCCCCTCTTCCCCTTTCATAAGGGTAATTTCTCCGTCCCTGTTCTTTACAAGGGGGATTCCTGTAGTCTTGTCTTTTAATACCGTTTTTACTTCCTTCGTGTGCCCTATAGCAGAGAGGAAAAGCGCATTTTCAACTTGGGCATCTGCAACCATCTTTCCATCACGGATTGCAAAGCGAAATTCTTGGCTTTTATTTTTCCAGTTGTACAAGGTCTGCTTAGATATCCCCAGCGCCTTGGCAAGCTCTTCATCGGTCACGCCCTTGCGTTTTAGTGCCGTCACGTAAGCGAGAATTTCCTCCGTCAAGTAGTCTTGCATAAATCCCTTTTTTACGCCTCTCGCGCTTCCCACGTTTCCCCCTCCTCTCTGCTTTTTCTTCTATCCTACGCCTTTTCTGCTTCCTTTTCCCTAGCAATATCCGCTTCCATGAAGGAAAAAGTGCCGGCTTCGTCCGTCTTTACCACGATAGACCGCCTGTCCTCTATCGCCTTTACCCAGTCTTGCCCGGCTACGTCTACAGCTCCGCCCAGTCGCTTAATCAAGATACTGCATAAAGCTTCGCTATGGCATATCGAAAGGTTAAGCCTAGCGATTTCCGCATCCTTCGATTCCTTTAAGGCTCTGAAATGGCTCGCTCTCATCTCCAGCGCCTTTATCCTAGTATCTTTTTGTTTTCCGGCTTCGCGCAATTTCTTCATCAAGCCAGCTTCTTTTTTTAGTCTTTTCTGCTCGTCTTTCCTCACTCTTTCCTTCCTCCTTCTCCAATCCTTCGGCTATGTGCTTATATAGCGGACACCGGGCAAAGGAAAAGCACTTGCAGTATGCGGCCATGTGCGCATCTAATGCCTTCTTGCCGGAAAAGCATATCTGCATAGTGCAATTCCCTTCTATCTCCGGTAATTTCTCGCATGATATAGAAGTCGCTCCCTTCCCTCTTGGGAAGGTGTGACTTATATAAAAAGGGCATTTCACTTGTATCTTTTCGCTTACCCAATCCATGCTATATCTCCCACGCTGCCTCGCCTTTTTCTATAAAGGCATTTACGATCCTCTTGGCTGTCTTTTCTCCTATGCCGTCTATACTGAGCAAGAACTCCTCCATTGTATCCTTGTCAAACTCCAGAATCTCCGGCATAGATTCCCGCCCATCTTGATATCCGCTTTGGTATACCGACACCGCCCAGGCGTTCATTTGGTTATAGCTATACCTTTTCATGGCTTGAAAATTCCCAAAATTTAAAGGCTTTATCATAGCTATCCCCCTTTCTTACAGCCTTACTATCTCAATCCCATATTCATGGCATACCTTCCGTTCCATCCGGCATCCTCTCGCTTCGAACCAATCCCCCAAGAAAAGCACTCCGTCTGCGGAAGACATTAATTGTATTGACTTCCCTAAAAACCAAGCTGCATTGGCATCCTTGGGGAAATCCTTTACAAAGGAATCTATAATTTCTACATCCTTGCCATACTTAGCTTTTAATTTAAAGATTGCTATGTCTCTCTCCCTCTGGATTTCTTCCGCTTCTTTGCCATTCATAGGCTGGCTTATAAATATTTTCATCTTTCTTCCCCTTCCGTAAAATCAATATTCTTAATAATCGCTTCCAGAACATTTACCACGATGCTATTCCCAGCTTGCTTATATAGCTGCGTGTCACTACAAACCGCCCGCGCCTTGTCAAAGTCGCTATCCGTGAAGCCCATAAGTCGCCAGCACTCTCTAGGGGTTAGCTTCCGCACTCCATGATCCGTAAGTGTCCCAATCTGTGGGGAAGTGGTAATTGTATGCGCCCTTTCTTTATCCACTCTCGCCCTACGCTTATTTTGATTGATATAGGCTATGTCTATTGAATCGCCCTTTTCCGCTATGGCATAGCCCTTCTTTGTGGCTTCCGGCACAATGATTTTTACCTCTTGCCCCCCACCGGTACAAGTTGTTAGAGTTGGACAAAGCGAATCAGTTCCCCATACACGGCTCGATCGTTCATGTTGCTTTGCCCACTTATCCCCCACAAGCTTCCCTACTTGTTTACAAATCTTTTCTTGGATAAAATTATCCCCAAGCCTTAACTTCCCTATTTCGGTTGTGATTGTATATGCTATTTCACAATTTTCCCTAGCAACCGGCTGAAATCTAAATCCAAGTTTCTTACTCTTGCACTTTTCAGAGTGGCTTTTTAGATATTCAAATGTTTCTGATTTTAGGAAATACTTTTCCTCTACTTCTTCCTCCAATAAATCTCTGAATTTCTTTTCAAGCGGCATAGGTTCCGGGAAGCTGTACCCCCCCCTATCATTTCTTACAGATACTGCAAACACTCGTTCTCTTCTCTGCGGAATCCCATAGTCGGAAGCTATAAGTGTTTTCCACTCAGTGGTATAGCCAAGGTCGGAAAGTTTGTCTATCCATCTTTGGAAATCCCCTATAAACTTCTTAGACACAAGATTTTTTACATTTTCCATTATCAGAAATTTAGGCAGCGTGCCTTCTTCCTTTGCCACTTCCAGAAGCCTCTCCACTTCATGGAGCAGACCGCTTCTTGTCTCTCCCTTGACTATGCCTTTCATATCCCCCGCCAAGGAAATATCCTGGCATGGAAATCCATAAGTCCATAGATCCGCATAGTCCAGCCGTTCCACCTTGCTTATGTCTCCGTAGTTCCTTGTCTCTCCGTACATAGCTTCGTATGACTTAATCGCATACTTGTCTATCTCGCTTATTCCCACAATCTCATGCGGGATATTTAAATTGATTAGTGCCTTGCGGAATGCTCCGATTCCCGCAAATAACTCATTTACTTTTAAATTCTGCATTTTTCAAAAGGGGAACCATGGTATTATGCCGGCAACCCGCCCCCTTTCTTTTATTCTGTTATTCCGCTAATTCCAGATACTTCTCCAAATACCACTTGGCTTTTGCTATATCCTCTCTGCCGTTCTTCTTTTTGTGCCGATACAGGTATTTCAAGGCGTTGCAGATGCAGAACGCTTTTACTGATTCTTCCCCCTGTGTCTCTAGCATTACATCAATGCATTCGATTTTCCCCGTTTCGTAATGGGATGGATGGTTCACATTATCTAGTGGCACATCCTGTAGGTCTTTCTCTGTTATCTCAATCATCTAGCACGCTCCAATCTAACTTCTGCCCACAGTGAGGGCAGTGGTCTAACATATCAAACTCGTTAAGTCTTTCACCACAGGTAGGGCACTTGTACAATGCCGTAAAAACCCCACAGCATCCGTGTTTAAACACTCTAACCTTTCTTTCTTCTCTGTATTCAAGCTCTTTCAGCTCTTCTTCTCTTGTCATTTTGTAAGTTCCTCCGCTTCTTTCTCCGCTACCTCAATAGCCTTTTTCTCTATCAGCTCCGAAAACTCTTCCAGTTTTTCCTCTACTTCATAGACTGAGTCCGCTATTTCCGGCAGAATGTCCTTTAAATCTGGAATTGCGTTTTCTCTAAAAAACTCCACTAGCAAATAGCAATTTATTAGTTGTCCTATCTCTTTTTTCAGTTTCATACTTACCCCCCTTTATCTCTTATATGTCATTTCTCTTCCATCTTCGGATTCCACTGTAATTTCTGCCGGGAATCCGTCCTCGCAAGACGCCTTTTTCCAGTGTATACAATCGACAATTTCTAATTTTGTCACATGGTTATTTTCGCATTCCTTGGCTGTCTTTTCGTTTGTATACCGTGTCCCGCAAATATCGCATTGATATAGCTTTATCTCTTTCATTGTTCGCCCCTCTTTCATCAAATCATTTTGTATAGCTTCGCTAATCTTCTTTCCTCGCTTATAATTTCAATCAGCTTGCTAAGCTCTACCCTACGCTTTTCAAGCTTCTTGTACTCCTCGCTGTCTGATTCATGGATGTTTCTGCGGTCTAAAAGCTCGTCCATATAGTCATCCAAACATTCCACAAGGCATCTTCTGCGGAAGTCGTTGCCGGAAATGTCAGTTCTCTGCTTTAAGTAGTCCTTAAACTCCTTAAAATTCCTCATGAGTTTGTACCTCCTTTGTGGTAGTCAACCGATAGTTGATAACCAACTGTCAGCTATCGGTTGA